CCAGCATGGCCTTGCGGTTCATGCACCCATCACCTTGATCCGGTTAGTTAGACCGGTATGATGGGACCCACCTACGTTTTAGAGCGAGGCCGTAGCGCCTGGGAGAACTCTCCAAGTGCTCCGCGTCAACCCCCTCAAGGGGGGCCGAATGATCAAGGGGATTTCCCTTGATTTTACGGACACACTTCGCTAGCGCACCAATCCCATCTAAGGGATCAGGAACGCGAGAAACAGTAGGAACCCAACATTGGTCTTCCGACCTTTGCAGATGCCTATTGCTTCGCCGAGGTGGCTCGGATTTGCTGAAGCCGAACCATCCCACAGCGGGCGAGTCGACAGAGACATTGGGCAATGGCCCAATGACTTTTTCGACGGCTTTTCTGATCGCCGTCGCGGTTTCCGTGTACCCAGCCGACCAAAGCTGGTTCGCGGTAGCCACTGCCGAAACGATCCCGGAAGAGTCTCTCCGATCTGCCGGAAGGTCGCGACGTTGGTACACAGGAGTGACCAACTCGTTGTCGTAACAGTCCGCTCCGCAGGACTCTCTGAACTTACCAGTCCAGAAAGACTTGCGTCGGTTCACCCGAAACCCTAAGGTCTCTAGTGAATCACAGATCGCTGCTGCCTCGTCTGCGGGAACGATTAAATCGTCCCCGTAGACGTACACAGATCGTGAGAACGAACTCACATTCTGTGCAGTCGGAAAGAGTCTAGCTTTGTATAACCGTGAGGCGATGATGCTCGTAAAGAACACCAGCGACTCAACCGGAAAACAAAGCGCTGACCCCATTGACGCAAACTTCTTTAGGGAGATAATCTCCCCATCAGGAGTCTGCGCTCGCGTAGATCTACTTGCCATGACCAACCGGAGAAACTCCGGATGATCACGAAAAAGTATATCTACATGAGCCTTGGAGACTCGATCGCTAGCTTCGGAAAGATCAAGAGTGGCGAGATCGCCAGTTCTTGATCCTTCCATTGCTAAACCTTGGTTCACACGCTGGTCATCGAAGTTGATGTGCCCGCGCGTGAGTCGACAGTGGTCAAGCTGTCGAACAAGGTACTTCGAGATGGCTTGCTGCGCGTATTGCATACACACAGGTTCCACCGCGATGATGCGAGGAGTCTTCAAAGTCTTAGGGACGAGAACAACCCTAACGGGCGCCTCGTCGCAGGGGTCGATGAGGGCCGGCATCTTGAATCCTAAGGCCGCAGCATGAGTACTCAAAGTCTCCGAGTCAAGACAAATTCCGAAGAACTCGTCAAGAGGGAGGCTAGAATACAGAGCCGCGGGGACTCCAAACCTCGCGTAGGTAAAACCTACAAACGAAAGTCTGTTGTGCCAGCGGCGGAAGAGGAACTTCTGGTTACCCAGAATCCCCTCCGCGGTCGCGCCGGGTCCGTGACTAGGCAGAAGAAACGAGAGGATCTCTCCTCCGTTTCCACTCGGAAAGATCTCCGACATGAGAATGTCGGCGACCCTACCGTACCACCTAACCAACTGGATATCCGTCGGACAATCAACCTCTTCATCGCACTTCTTGTAGCTCTCGATAGCCTTCTTCGTCCGTACCGAGGTACATGGACGCTGAAGTTTCTTGCAGTAAAGACAAATTTGTCTAACTGCTCGAATGCAATCTATCGATGGCTCTTGAAGTAAGACTCCGTCCGAGCCGAACACATTGCGCAAGAATCCCTTCAGAAATGAGGGAATTCCGCTCTTCCACTTCTTAAAAGAAGTGAAGGAGCCAGGAGCAATCCTACCTAAGTCCAGACTTCTTTCGAAGTCCGAGCAGAAGGAAGGAAGGGTGATAGTAACAAAACTATCACCCTCGTGTTTGGCGCGTGCTCGCAACGTTTTCACGTCGCGAGTCACGGGGGCAGCACTCCTCCTCCCACAATCAAGCAGGAGGTACTCGAGAAGGTCTACAAGGCTTTTCATGCGTCCTCCTTATGGAGGGTTGGCATCCAGGGGGTTCGCCGAGTCCCCTGAATAAGCTACGTAGCCTCCCCGGGTATTAGCCAGGGAGCAACCTAATCGATAAATCGATTAAGTTTCGCCGTTGGCCAACTTCAAGATGTTGGCGGACGTGAG